TCACCAACTTTGAAACCCATTGCTTTAGTTTTATCAGTTAATTTTTTGATTACAAAGCAATGTACAGAATTTTCACGGATTACTTTGATGTAATTTTGTCCAGGTTTTACAGAACAGTTTTTTTCAAAGTTTGCTAAGGTTTCATCAAAATAACTTGAGCCTTCAGCACGACCTTTTTCAGTCCACTTTGCATAGTCAAGTTTTGAACCTTCAATTAGATTTTGTACACCTTCTTCAAGTGTCTTTGCAGATTTTTCAACGAGAATTGTCATAGTTTTAGTCCTTTCTTTAGTGTATGTGTATATTGTACCATAGTTTTTTGTGCTTGGCAAGCACTTTTTTCACTTTTTTATGAATTATTTTCAGAAAGTGCGATTACAGCGCCTAAGGCCATCATAGCCAGACCAATAGAAGCGTATAAAATCATATCTCCAATAGAATTTGCATATTCCATACATTTTCCGTCACAATCACCAGCAGAGCCAGCTGCGACAATGATGCCTCCGAAGATAAGAATTGATGCGATAATGTTTTTCATAGTGTTTTCCTTTCTTTTTTCACTTTATACATACAGGATACCATATATAAATAGTGTTGGCAAGCGCTTTTTTTAAAAAAAAGCAAAAAAAATCAATAAAAAAAGCAAGTAAAATCAACCATTTATGAAATATTTTGTTCTACTTTTGTTCTTTTTCTTAATTTCCTGCTCGGAAGTGCGAAAAAATTGCGAAATTTCGCCTGATTATGACAGATTAGCGAGTGAATTAGAAAATCTTAGTAAATCCGACAAAGGAATGGACGAAGTTCGTTATCAGGAGTTGATGGCTCTTAAAAGTCGCTGTAATTTTTAACCTAAATAGTACAAAAGGGAGATTTTAATGTCAAGTTGTAACAATTGCGGACATGATTGTCATTGTGGTGAAGCATGTACACAAGAACATATCAATGAATTCGGTGAAAAATACGAAATTGAGTGTTGTAAAAATTGCAGATGCGATAATGTCATAAAATCAGAAAGAGAAGCAGGTTTTAATGGCCACTAAGAAGACTAGGGGTATCATTTCACATAACTTTAAAAAGTACATTGGCGAAAACGAAGTCAAACCAACATTGTTTGTTTGGCCAGGCGGTAAAAGCAAAATGGGCGGTAGTATAGATGGTGAGATGGTAAGAGATGACGAAGGTAATATAGTACCTTTTCATAATATTGTAGCAAGTTATAGGTAAGTATATGCCGGCAGTATGTAGAGTAGGCGACAGTTTATCAACTGGACACATTTGTACAGGTACAACTACAATAGCTGCACCAGCAACAGACGGTACCGTTAGTGCAAATGGTATCAATATTATAGTAGTAGGCGCACCAACAGTTTCACATCCTTTTCCACCAGCACCACCTTGTGCTCCACATGTTGCAAATCTAAATGCAGGTTCTTCAACAGTTCGTATTAATGGTATTGCAATAGGTAGAATTGGTGATAGTGCAGATGCAGGAGCTATGACTTCAGGTTCTTCTACTGTTTTTGCCAATTAAGTTGCAAAAAACTTTATAAATATTACCGTTATGGCAATTTATGACGCATCATCAACTAACAAGAGTAATAGAAATAGTCGAAGATATAGGGATATTGACCTAGACTTTGGCCGTAACGCTGTGACTAACGATATAGTCAAAGTTGAAGATGTTAATGCTGTAAAAAGAAGTGTTACGAATTTAGTACAAACGAATTTTTACGAAAGACCTTTTCATCCAGAATTGGGTTGTGGTGTTAGAGAGTTGTTATTTGAAAACTTTACACCACTAACAGGTATCTTTCTTAGAAGAAAAATTGAAGAAGTTTTAGTTAACTATGAACCGAGAATATCACTTGAGCAGATTGCAGTTGATGATGACCCCGATAACAATAGATTGGTGATTGATATATACTTTTATGTTCGTGGTGTTGCAGACCCGGTTTCAGTTACAACATTTTTACAAAGGTTAAGATAGATAAATGTCCAATCATAAATTAAATATATCAGATTTAGATTTTGACGCAATCAAAACAAATCTAAAAACATTCTTACAAAGTCAATCGGAGTTCCAAGATTATAACTTTGAAGGTTCTGGTCTTTCTATTATGCTTGATGTGTTATCTTATAACACACACTATCTGGCATTTTTGGCAAACATGTCAACAAATGAAATCTACTTAGATAGTGCAGACATTCGTAACAATATAGTTTCATTAGCAAAGATGATTGGTTATACGCCATCATCACCAAGAGCTCCAAGAGCAGACATTGATGTTGTAGTTAACAATGCATCTGGTACTTCAATCACAATGAACAAAGGTACTGTATTTACTAGTACAGTTGACAACACACAATATCAATATGTAACAAACGAAGATATTACAATTGTACCTGCTGATGGTGTTTACAGATTTTCAAACTGTACTTTATATGAAGGTACTTTAGTTACATTTAAATATACAGTTGACAGTAATGATGTTGACCAAAGATTTGTTATCCCGTCAACAAGAGCAGATACATCTACATTAAAAGTTTCAGTACAAAACTCAGCAGTTGATACAACAACATCAACTTATTCTTTTGCTTCAGGTTATTCAAATGTTGATAGTACAACTAAGGCATATTTTTTACAAGAAGTAGAAGACGGCAAATTCGAAGTTTATTTTGGTGATGGTATTACAGGTGCGGCCGTAGCTGATGGTAACATTGTTATCTTAGAATACATTGTAACTAACACTACAGAATCCAATGGTGCAAGTGCATTTACACTTTCAGGTAATGTTGGTGGTTTTACAGATGTTACAATTACAACTAATTCAGCATCACAAGGTGGTGCAGCTGCAGAAACAAGTTCTAGTATTAAATTTAATGCACCATTAGCTTATGCAGCTCAGAACAGAGCAGTAACAACTTCAGACTATGAAGTGTTTGTAAGAAATTTATATCCAAATGCATTATCAGTAAGTGCATGGGGTGGAGAAGATGATGAAGTTCCAATTTATGGTGTTGTAAAAATTTCAATCAAACCACAATCAGGCTCTACATTAACAGCTGCCACAAAAGCAGACATTGTTGCTCAGTTAAAACAATACAATGTGGCTTCAGTTAGACCAGAAATTGTGGACCCCGATATTACAAATGTCATTTTATATTCTACTACAAGATATGATGCAAAGGCTACAACTAAAACGGCAGAAACATTAAAATCAAATATTGTAGCTGCTGTTACAAATTACAATACAAATACATTGCAAAGATTTGATGGTGTGTTTAGATATTCAAAAGTATCAGGACTTATTGATGATACTGATAACAGTATTGTATCAAATATCACTACAGTTAAAATGAGAAAGAATTTTACACCATTATTATCTACATCAGCAAGATACGATATTTACTTTAGAAATCCTTTCTATCATCCACACGAAGGCCACAATGCGGCTATGGGTGGTATTTTAACTTCAACAGGTTTTACAGTAAGTGGTAATTCAAACGAAATGTTTTTAGATGATGATGGTTCAGGTAATATTAGAAGATATTATTTAAATGCTGGTGTTAAAACTTATGCAAACACAGAACAAGGTACAATTAATTACACTACAGGTCAAATTACTATTAACTCATTAAACATTACAGCCGTATCAAATATTAGAGGTGCAACAGCAACAGCAGTTGAGTTAACTGTTATACCTAATTCAAACGACATTGTACCTGTAAGAAATACCGTTGTAGAAATAGATATTGAAAACTCAACATTTGTTGTTGAGAAGGACGGCTTCGTTGGCGGTTCAAATGATGCAGGAGTTGGTTACTCCTCAGTAACGAGTTATTAATGACCAATGGCAAAGTTTAATGATAAAATCTCAAACTTAATTAATGCCCAATTACCCGAATTTGTAGTTGAGCAACACCCCAAATTTGCCACATTTCTTAAAACTTACTATCAATTATTAGAGAGTGCTGAATTAACAGTAGAACAAGTTGAAACTACTGACGGTATTCTTTTAGAAACAGAAACAAACCAAGTCAACTTATTATTACTTGATGGTGGCCGTTTAGGTTCTACAAGAACACAATTAGATGCTGGTGATAAAGTTCTTACTGAAGATACAGCATTTGGTAAATTTCAAAATGCAGAAACAGTAACGGGTGCCACATCTGGTGCAACAGCTATTATTCTTGCTGAAGATTTAGGTAATAATAGATTATTCGTTACTTCACAAAGTAAATTTATAATTGGTGAAACAATTAATGGTAGTTCTTCAAATGCAAGAGCAATCATTCAAGGTTATAAACCAAATCCAGTTCAAAACATTTCTGAATTAATTTCTTACAAAGACCCCGATAAAGTTATAACAAGGTTCTTAACTGAATTTAGAAATGAATTCTTAGCAACATTACCTGAAGAATTACAAAACGGTGTTGATAAAAGAAAATTAATTAAAAATATTAAATCACTGTATCAGTTAAAAGGTACTGCTGAAGGTCATAGAGTATTTTTTAATTTACTATTTGGCGAAAATTCCGAAACAGTTTATCCTAGAGAAAATATTTTAAGAGTTTCAGACGGCCAATGGGGCACAAGAAAAATTATTAGAGGTATTGATGTTATTGGTGATACTTCTAAATTAATTGGCCGTACTATTACAGGTGAAACTTCAAATGCCACAGCAATTGTAGAAAATGTTTTCAGATATAATTTTGGTGCTAATAGTGTAACAGAATTTGTTGTTGATACTGATACTATTGAAGGCACATTCCAAATAGGTGAAGTTGTACAAGGTACAGAATCCGACATTATCGACATTTTCATCAAAACAACAATCACAGGTATTCCAGGTTCTAAAGTAATTACCAATGATGGTGCATTATACGATAGTAATGCAACTATCTCA